TACGAAGCTGCGCCGAACTGGTTGGAGAGAATGCAATTTGTGTTACGGGTGAGGTTCCACATGAACAAAGGGAAGAACTCCTAGACGAGATCAATTATGGAAAAAAGAACATTCTTTTCGGCACTCAAGCAATATTTAGTGAGGGTATTTCAGTTAATTCCCTCTCTGTCCTTATACTCGGTACCCCTATCAACAACGAGCCACTCCTCACGCAGCTCATTGGAAGAGTCATCCGAGAGCAAGAAGGAAAAAAGACCCCAGCAATTATAGATATACATTTGAAAGGAAACACTGCTCGAAAGCAGGCTTCCAATAGAATGGGCTTCTATATGAAACAAGGCTGGAAAATTCAACAAATAGGATAGAAAAATAGTTCTTGACACCCGAGTTATTTTTTAGTATAATATATGCTTCTTTACGACTGGAAAAAGATATTCACAGTAGCAAATGGCGAACCATCAAGTATTTTTATAATATTTGAGATGTTAGTCAAGCAAAGTATACCAAAAAATAAGTATGATCCTACTTATAAGTTTTATGAAATGAACTTTGCAGGAGATTGCTTTTTGGTACACCCAGATGTACTTCTTTACAATTCGTTTAGACATTCTCGTCGAGATGTTGCAATATACTTAGCTTTTGCGAGTATGCGATCTCTTGGCGAATACTTCGCCTCTGGCGATATTACACTAGATCTATTGGAAATGCCACTAGATCCCTTTCAACACTTAGAAGACGATAGGCTACTTTTTATAGAAGATAACAAACTACATTTTCTGTATGAAGAAGTCCCACAGGAGAAAACACAATGGCATTAAGCTTTAACAAATCAAAGGGCGCTGCTCAAAAATCAAGTCTTACAACTTATAGCTACCAAGACGGGGATAACTCAGTTCGTCTTGTAGGCGATATTCTCGCTCGCTATGTATACTGGGTAACTGGTGAGAACGACAAGAACATTCCTTTGGAGTGTTTGTCTTTCGATCGCAATGAAGAGCGGTTCAACAACAAAGAGAAGGATTGGGTCCGTGAATACTACCCCGATCTGAAGTGTGGCTGGAGCTATGTAATGCAGTGCATTCACAATGGCGAAGTCAAGATCATCAATTTGAAGAAGAAGTTGTGGGAGCAAATCCTAACTGCTGCTGAAGATTTAGGTGATCCTACTGATGCAGAAACTGGCTGGGATGTTAAGTTCAAGCGAGTTAAGACTGGCCCTCTGCCCTATAATGTAGAGTATCAACTTCAGGTATTGAAGTGCAAGCCTCGAGCTCTTGACGATGATGAAGCCGAGCTTGTTGCAAGCCTGAAGTCTATGGATGATGTGATGCCTCGTCCTACGCCTGACGCTCAGAAAGAGTTACTCGATCGAGTACGTCAAGTAGAGACAAATGAAATTGATGATGAAGCACTTGATGCGGAGTTTGCTATTTCATGATTTTGTTCACGGCGGACTGGCATATAAAGCTAGGTCAAAAGAATGTTCCACGCGAGTGGGCCATGAATCGCTACGCTTCTTTTTTTGAGCAGATTCATTCTCTCGAAAATCAGTGCAATATGCATATTATCGGTGGTGACCTTTTTGACCGTCTGCCGAACATGGAAGAATTGGAACTTTACTTCTCGTTTATTCGGGAAGTAAAGATTCCAACCATCATCTATGACGGTAATCACGAAGCAACAAAGAAAAATAAAACATTCTTTACACAATTAAAGCAGGTTAGTAGAGATATTAATCCGCTAGTGCAGGTAGTAGATATTTCGTATATTGATGAAGATATGGGTTTTGGTATTCTACCATACGCGGATCTTCACCGAAAAGATAGCATTGAGAAGTTTAATACCTCTCATGCTTTGTTTACTCATGTTCGTGGAGAGATTCCTCCCCATGTCAAGCCAGAGGTGGACTTAGACAGGTTTGAGGATTTTCCTATCGTCTTTGCAGGCGATCTACACGCACATAGTAATACTCAGCGAAATATTGTATATCCTGGCAGTCCTATGACTACTTCTTTTCATCGAACAGAAGTGAGTACAGGATATTTACTTATAAATCATAATAATTGGACTTGGATGTGGGAGCCTTTTGAACTTCCCCAGCTTATTCGTAAAACAGTAACCTCTCCAGAGGAGATGATACCTACGGACTTTCATCATACAATTTATGAGTTAGAAGGCGATATTCAGGATCTGGCAGGTGTAAAGAATAGCGAGTTACTAGATAAAAAAGTCGTGAAACGAAGTAGTGAAGCTGCTCTAGTAATGAGTAAAGAAATGAGCATCCAAGAAGAGCTAGTAGAATATCTGGCTTATATCTTGGAGTTAGAAGATGACAAAATTCAAAATATAGTAGGCACTTTTAATGATTACGCTCAAAACGCTACAATGGGATAACTGCTTCAGTTATGGGTCTGGTAATGTATTAAATCTAGAAGAAAATACTGTAACTCAGATTATTGGTACTAACGGTATGGGCAAGTCGTCCATACCGTTAATCATTGAGGAAGCCCTTTTTAACAAAAACTCAAAGGGCATCAAGAAGGCAGATATTCCTAACAGATATGTAAATAATGGGTACAAGATTCATCTTGAGTTTACCAAAGATGATGATGAGTACTCCGTAACTATAGATAGAAAAACAAATATAAAAGTATCTTTTCTGAAAAACGGAGAAGATATTTCTAGTCATACAGCTACGAATACTTTTAAGACAATCCAAGAAGTTATTGGCATTGATTTTAAAACTTTCTCTCAGCTAGTATACCAAAATACAAATGCAAGTTTACAGTTTCTAACCGCGACAGATACTAATCGTAAGAAGTTTCTGATAGACTTGCTGCACCTTGAAGAATATGTAGAGCTATTCGAACTCTTCAAAAATGCTTCAAGAGACTTATCTGTGGATATGTCTGCAATTAAGTCAAAAATAGCAACAGTAGAAAAATGGTTGTCTGATAATAAATTGAGAGATACTACCATACTGCCAATGCTAGAATTTCAAAATGATACGGAAGAACTTGAGAATGAATTCCGTTCATTAACGAAAGAAATTGAAAATATTTCGGAAAAAAATAAAAAAATCTCACAAAATAATCAGTGTATAAGCCTGCTCAAAAGGATCAATATTCAAGAAATTCAGAGTATTGATGTAGATTCAAAAGAATCTTATGACGAGTTACAATCTGAACTTGGTACTCTCAACGGGGTCGTAACGGGGTCTCGAAAGTTGATGAAAAAACTAGAAGATTTGGAAGATAAGTGTCCAACTTGTGAGCAGACTGTACAGGAAGATTTCAAGCAAACTTTGATTGCGGAAGAAGCTGGAAAGATTTCATTTGCACAGGAGAAGATGAGTGAAATTACAACAAGAATTGAACAAATTAAACGAAACAATGAGCGTTTCGAACATAAAAACAAAATGCAGAGAGAGTGGGAAGACCTTTACAGAAGCATTAATCGAGATCTCCCAGTGGCCCTCTTGGACAAAGGAGTGCTTGAAGAGCGCTTGGCAGGAGTACGAGCTGACTTGGTTTCGATTAAAGAGTCTGTGGCGGAGACAGCGAAGGAAAATGAAAGAAGAACAAAGCAAAACACTCGAATCCAAGTAATTCAAGAGCAAACTGAAGAGTTTTTATCCGAACTCGAAAACGCTCAAAAAGAATTAAATGAAATTGACAGTGTATTTTCCAATCTTGAAGTACTCAAGAAAGCATTTAGCACAAACGGCTTAATCGCATACAAGATCGAAAATCTAGTAAAAGAACTAGAAGAGTTAGTAAACACATATTTGGCTGAACTTTCAGACGGGCGTTTCACTCTTGAATTTGTTGTATCAAATGATAAGCTAAATGTGCAAATTACAGACAATGGAAACATTGTCGATATTCTTGCTCTTTCTAGTGGAGAGTTGGCAAGAGTAAACACCGCTACTCTTATAGCGATTCGTAAGCTAATGAGTAGTATTTCCAAGTCACGAATCAATATTCTGTTTTTGGATGAAGTAATCAATGTACTAGATGAAACAGGTCGAGAGAAGTTAGTGGAAGTTCTGCTTGGCGAAGAAAATCTAAATACATATGTAGTAAGCCACGGATGGACTCATCCATTACTCGAGAAAATTGAGGTCGTAAAACGAGAAAATGTGAGCGCACTTGAATGAATCGACTAGCAGCACAGCGTAGAATGTGGATGTTACAGAAAGCAAAAGATCAAGAATTAAAGGAGGCATTAGATGAGAGAGCTGAGTGTGAGTATTATAAAAGCCTTGAGGAAAAAATACAAAGGGCAAATGGCGGAAGCGGAAGCGAACATAGCAGTATATATGAACAACCCCGCAGGGATCGGAGAGCATCCCGAAATTCTTGAAGCAATAGATTCTCAAGTTGCAAAATACGCGGAAGCTGAAGAAAAGCTTCAAGCTCTTGGTAGTATTATAGATGGTTGATAGTAGAGCAAAAGGAGCAAGAGGAGAATATTTAGTACGGGATATGTTGCGGGTCGCAACGGGATTACAGTTTGAAAGAGTTCCTAACTCTGGAGCACTAGAATACCTCAAAGGTGATCTATACGTTCCGAATGAAAAGAATAGATTTTGTATCGAAGTAAAAAATTATTCCGAGTCCCCTCTTAGTGACAAAATATTTACAGCGAAAAAAACAAATAATCTTATTCGCTGGTGGAAAAAGGTACAAGTACAGGCAGAAGGTGGAGATCAAGAACCATTATTGTTTTTCAAATATAATCGATCTCCTGTATTTGTGGTTACAAATTTACAGCCAAAACAAAGTGAAGAGTGGATGTATATACAGTTTCTTAATTGTTTTATTCTTCTCGCAGAAGATTGGCTAGAGAATGAAACAGTGGAGTTTTTAAAGAATGGCATTCAGTTTTAGTGATAAAGTTGTAAATCCGAGTGACAAAACCACTCTGATTGTAGATGCACTAAACTTAGCTTTTCGATGGAAGCATCAAGGTCGCACAGATTTTCGTTATGATTATCAACGCACAGTTGAAAGTTTGGCAAAATCATATGACTGCAAAAGATTAATCATTGCAGCAGACTGGGGATCTTCTACTTATAGAAAAGGTATTAATCCTGAGTATAAGCAAAATCGAAAAGAGAAGTTTGCAGAACAAACTGAAGAAGAACGAATCGCATTTGAGGAGTTCTTCGAAGAGTTTGAAGCATCATTAGAAGTGCTTGAAGAAGCTGGATATACAGTTCTTCGATACAAAGGCGTGGAAGCAGATGATATCGCTGCACACCTAGTAAAAGATCGAGATAGATACGGATTAGAGTACATTTGGCTTATTTCGAGCGACCGTGACTGGGATCTTTTGATTCAAGAAAATGTAGGTCGATTCTCTTATGTGACGAGGAAGGAAGTCACGCTAGAGACTTGGGGTGACCACTATGATTGTTCTCCCGAACAATATATCTCACTCAAATGTCTCACGGGCGATAAAGGAGACAATGTGCCAGGTATTCCTGGTATAGGCCCAAAACGAGCGGTACAGCTCATAGATCAATACGGGGATGCAATGAATATCTATGATGCTACTCCGATTGATAGTAGATATAAGTTTATTCAAGCATTAAATGAAAATGCTGAACAAATTCTACAAAATTATGAGCTTATGGATTTAATGACGTATTGCGATGATGCAATTGGAGCTGATAATATATCAGATATTCAAGGGAGAATGACAAGTGTCGTTTAATGTAACAGTAGATTATCGACGAGATAGGTATCTGTCAGAGTTCAGTAAGAAAACTCTTGAAGATCGTTATCTAATTGATGGAGAAATATCTCCTCAAGACGCATTTGCACGAGCAGCAAAAGCTTTCGCTAATGATGAAGCTCATGCACAGCGACTATATGACTATGCTAGTAAACTCTGGTTTATGTTTAGTACTCCTGTACTTTCTAATGGAGGCACTACTCGCGG